GTGCTACGCACAGAGGTGTGGGTTAGGCTAGGGGGACTTTATGCCAGGACCAGCAAAGACTCCAAACGAAATCAAAGCGAAGCGCGGGACGTTGAAGCCGTCTCGTGCTGTTGTTGTGCAGCTCGCAGGCAGCCTGCCACGAGCCTCCGAACTTGGCGTGCCTGACGGTTTGGGACCGATTGCGACCGAGGCTTGGCAGCGGATTGTTGATTATGCCGGCGCCTGGATTGCGGTGAGCGACCGAGACGCGCTGACCATGCTCGTCAAGGACATCGAGTTCCTCGCTGGGCTTGAGGCTCGCCTCGCCACCGACGGCCCAGTCCTCTACACCGACAAGGGCTATGCTTACGCTCACCCAGCAGTGGGCATGAGGACAAGCGCAGAGGAGAGTATTCGGAAGTGGATGAATCACCTCGGACTGACTCCAGCCGACCGAGCCAAGTTGGGCATCGCGATGGTGGAGAGCCAGAGCCGCATAGACAAGTACCGCGAACGGATGCAGCAGAAGGGTGGCCACCGCGCTGGCTGACGCCAGTCGCCAACGCTGACCTCACTCGCAGCCTGGGCGACATCGTTGCCGACTTCGCTGAGGACCTCGTACCCATCGCCAAAGACTCCATCGCCGGTGCGTCTGGCGAGCCGCTCCAATTCCGAATCTGGCAGAGGCGCCTGCTCCGCAGGATGCTGGCACGCAAGGAGGACGGCACCTTCACGCACCGCTTCTTCCTAACAGGCATTGCGCGCAAGAACGGCAAGACGGCGCTCGCCTCTACCCTGCCACTCTTCTTCGGACTCTATGGCGACAAGGGTGGCGAAATCTACTCAGCCGCAGCCGACCGCGACCAAGCCAAGTTGGTCATGAGCCACGCCAGACGAGCCGTTGAGATGAGTCCAGAACTGGGCGAGCAAATCAAGCTCTACCGCGATGCGATGGAGTTCAAGGGGACTGGCACGGTCTACAAGGCGCTCTCGTCCGAAGCCTTCACAAAGGAAGGACTCAGCGCCTCGCTGGTCATCGCGGACGAGTTGGCAGCATGGCCGAGCCGTGAACTCTTTGACGTCCTCTCGCTCTCAATGGGCGCACGCCGCTCGCCGCTCTTCGTTGCCATCACGACCGCAGGACAGCGCATGGACTCGACTGGCTCGGACTCCATCGCCTACACGCTCTACCAGTTGGCACGCCGTCGCATCGCTGGCGAGAACGATGACCCGACGCTCGGCATGGCGTGGTGGGAAGCAGCCGACGACGCCTACCTTGACGACTCCAAGTGGAGCGAAGCGAACCCAGGACTCTTGAGCGACCCTGCCATCCTGTCGCTTGAGGACTTGCTCTCTGCCAAGAAGCGAACGCCAGAGGCAGAGTTCCGAACGAAGCGCCTGAACCAATGGGTCAGCAGCTCGCAAGCCTTCCTGCCGACTGGCACATGGGACGCCTGCAAGGATGACCAGATTGCGCTGAACAAGGAGGAAGAGATTGTCCTCGGCTTTGACGGCTCGTTCAGCAACGACTCAACTGCCATCGTCGCGTGCCGCGTGGCAGACAAGGCGTTCTTCGTACTCGGACACTGGGAGCGACCGCTCGATGCAGAACTGAACTGGCGCGTGCCGGTGGAAGAGGTCGAGGCAAAGATGCTGGACATCTGCAAGGCGTTCAATGTGCGCGAGATTGTCTGCGACCCATTCCGCTGGCAGCGGTCAATGGAGGCGTGGCAGCAGATGGGTCTGCCTGTCGTGGAGTTTCCACAGACGCCAAGCCGGATGGTTCCAGCCACCGCTGCGTTCTATGATGCCGTTGTCAATGGCCGCGTCAAGCACAATGGGGACCCAAGCCTCGCAAGACACGCAGCCAATGCGACGCCGTATTACTCGCGCAATGGGCTTATGATTCGCAAGGAGAGCAAGACCTCGCTCAAGCGCATTGACCTTCTGGTCGCTGCGCTCATGGCACACAGCCGAGCGGGTACACTTGGCAATGCTCCAGCGCCGAAGCCGCGAGCCGAAGTGAAGTGGATTGAGTTATAGGGAGAACAATGGGCCTACTTGACCGCATCCTCGGACGCGAACAAAAACCAGAAGAGCGAACAATCGGTGGGCAATGGTTCTCGCCAGACCCCAACTACGCTGGCGTCCGAGTCACCGAGGAGAACGCAACCAGCATCGGCGCCGTCTATGCCGCCGTGAAGCTCTACGCCGACACCGTTGCCGGCATGCCGTGGGACACCTACATCCGCATTGACGGAACGCGCCGACCATACCGACCGCGACCGCGCTGGATGGACACGCCAATCCCAAACAACCCGAACTACACGTCCTTTGACTTCAAGCATCGAGTGGTGACCAGCCTGCTCATTGACGGCAATGCGTTCATCCTCTGCCTGCGCGACTCATCCGACAATGTGATTGAGACGCGAGTCCTTGACCCGAACAAAGTAGAAATCAAGACAGGCGAGTTCGGCGAGCCGCTCTATCACGTGGAGACTCGCGAGGGTCACGTCGTCCTGACGGCAGAAGAGATTGTCCACATCCCGCTCTTTGCAACAGGAGAGAACCATCGCGGACTCTCCCCAGTTGAGCATCACGCAGTGACGCTCGGACTCGCAAGCGCGACGCAAATCTTCAGCGCGAAGTTCTACCAGAACGGCACGACGCTCGGCGGCGTGGTCAAGGTTCCAGGCGAGTTGACGCAAGAGCAGGCAGAGAGCCTTCGCTCTGGATTCAGCCGACGACACGAAGGTGTGGAGAAGGCGTGGCGCGTAGCGGTCCTCACCGGTGGCGCTGACTATCAGCAACTCGGCATGAAAATCAGCGACCTGCAGTTGGTGGAGACGATGCACTACGGCGTGGAAGCCATCGCGCGCATCTACGGCGTGCCGCTGCACATGCTCCAGTACCCAGGCGGCAACACGTCATACGCCTCTGTCGAGTTGATTGGCATTGAGTGGCTGCGACTCGGACTCGGCCCACTCATCGCGCGACTTGAGGCTGCGTTCCAGCGACTCGTGCCAGGCAGTCAGCAGACCTTCCTCAAGTTCACGCTTGACGGACTGCTCCGCGCCACGACGCAGGAGCGATACAACTCCTACAGCACCGCGCTGAACAATGGATTCCTCAACGTGAACGAGGTGCGCGCACTTGAAGACCGCTCGCCGGTTGATGGCGGCAACGAATACTGGAAGCCGCTCAACATCGGCACGCTCGGACAGGAGCCGCCGCAGTGAGCTACATCATCACCGACATTGACGGCACGCTGACGACCAGCGGCGACACGCCGAATCAGCCATACATTGACTGGCTCAAGAGTCAAGCCAACGACTTCGGCGCGGAGGTCATCGTGGTTTCTGCTCGACCAATCTCACGCCTTGCCGAGACTGAGCGATGGCTCAATGAGAACCTCGTGCCGTACAAGGAAATCCACCTTCAGGACTTTGGCGAGAGCAATCCAGCCGTGAACGAAGCGTTCAAGGCATACAAGTATTCCAAGTTGCAGGAAGAGTACGGCGACGAGATTGCCTTCCTCGTAGACAACGACGCCGAGGCACGCGACGCGGCCGAGGGCATGGGTATCCTCGCCTACACGCCAGACGAAGCGATGGCGCTGACCGTTGATGACGAGGAGAGCGACGACGAGATGCGCGTCTTGATTGACGTGCCTGAATACATCCAGATGGCAGCCGCGAAGGGCATCACCTACTTCGACAACGGCTTTGCCGGTGACGGCTTGCAGCCAGAGACGGTTGAGGAAGCGCGCCAGTTGCGCGCTGGACAAGTCGAGGACGAGAAGGTCACGCGCATGCGCGCATGGATTCTGCGACACCGTGGCGATTGGGAAGGCGTACCGCGCAACAGCAATCCACAGGATGACAACTTCCCAGGACCAGGCGCAGTTGCCGCCTATCTTTGGGGCGTAGACCCCACAGCAGAGAACGGCACAGACAGGGTTCTACAATGGGCAGATGGCGTACTCGCGCCACTAGAAACTGAAGAGAGGTTTGACGTGAAGGAACTTGAGACACGCGCTCTTCCAATGGGCGACTTCACCGTGACCGAAGGCGAAGACGGACAGAAGACCTTTGTCGGCTACGCCGCGCTCTTCGGCGCACCTTCGGCTGGACTTCCGTTCACCGAGGTCATCGCTCCAGGCGCCTTCCGTCGCACGCTCTCCCGCGTTGCAGACGGCAAGAAGATTGTCTCCTTCCTGTTCGGGCATGACGAGACACGCGCACTTGCGACCACCGCAAGCGGCCGCCTCGCGCTGACCGAAGACGAGCGCGGCTTGAAGGTTGAGGCTCGCCTCGACCCAGCCGACCCAGATGCTGCAGGCGTCATCTCCAAGCTGACGCACGAGGCTCGTGCGATGGGCATGTCCTTCGGCTTCACGATTCCAAAGAACGGCGACGAGTGGGATGAGGACACGCGCACGCTGCGCGAAGTCAATCTCTTTGAGGTCTCAGTCCTCTCCGCCGGGCAGACACCTGCCTACCCAGCAACGCTTGGCTTGACCAGCGTTCGCAAGGTTGCCTCGCGCATGGGCGTGGACGGCGACCGCCTCATCTCAGCCATCGAGTCCATCAAGTCAGCGACCCCGCTGACGGCTGAGGACGTCGAGGTGATTGACACCGTGCGTGAGAAACTCGCGCCAAAGTCCGAAGCGATTGACCCTTCAATCGCAGAGGCTCGGCTCGTGCTTGCGCGCATGGAGTCTGAATCGCTCTAACAGCCACGAGGTCGCGTCCCGCTGCGCTAAGTACGCAAGCCCACGCAAGACCATCCCGCTAGGCGAGCCGCAACATTGTGGAAAACCAGAATAAGAAAGGAGTCTGACCAAAATGGCAGACATCAAGAAGCTGCACGAGACACGTGCAAACCTGCTCACGCAGGCGACGAGCATCGTCGCTGAAGCGGCTGAGTCGGGCGTCGCCCTTGAGGGCGACAAGAAGCAGCAGTTCGAGGCTCTTACAGCCGAGGCTGGTGTAATCGCTGAGGCGATTCGCAGCGAGAAGTCGGCAGCAGAGGCGCGCAGCGCCGCTGATGCAGTTCGCGCCGAGTTCGCTTCAGTCATCGCTCCGAAGGCTGAGAAGTCTGACGACGAAGTTGCCGAACTGCGCGCTCTTGGGCGCAATGGCGGCGGCAAGACCTTTGAGTACCGCGATGTGACCCGCGCAACCGGACTTGGGAACCCAGTTTCCATCGCCGACCGCGTGAACGTAGTGGCCGCTCAGTTCAACCCATTCCTTGACCCAGGCATCGTCACCGTGGTTCGCACGGCGACCGGCAACAACATCCAGTTCCCACGCGTCACGGCGCTTGGAACCGCTGGTTCAGTTGCTGAAGCTGGAACAATCGGTGAGTCAGACGGAACGCTCAGCGCGCTGTCCCTCACCCCAATCAAGTACGCGACCATCATCCAGGTCTCGGAAGAGCTTGTGGAAGATGCAGTGTTCGACCTCGCCGGCATGATTGCCGACAAGTGCGGCGCTGAAGTTGCAGTTGCTCACGGTTCCTTCGCTGGTACCGCGATTGCTGCGGCCGCGAACGTTGGCGCAACAGGCGTTGGCACGGCGTCGGTCAATCCGACCTACACCGACCTCGCCAAGCTCAAGGCTTCTGTGAACCAGGTCTACCGACGCGCTCCTAAGGCGGGTTGGTTGATGAACGACACGACGCTCGGCGTTGTGACGGGTCTCGTAGATACCTACGGGCAGCCAATCTTCCGCGCAGGCGATAGCAACGCTCCTGACCGACTGTTGGGCGCGCCTATCTACAGCGCAGCGTTGATTGACCTGACCGACAACACCGCAGGCGCAATCCTGTTCGGTGACCTCGGGCAGATTTACACGGCACTCGTCGGTGGCGTCCGCGTGGACGTGAGCCGCGAGTACGCTTGGAACACTGGCCTTGTCTCGTACAAGGTTGAGGTTCGAGGCGCGACCGGACTTGCACAGGCTTCAGCAGTGAAGTCGTACCAGTCAGCCAACGTCTAATCGTTTAGACGTTAGGTAGCGGCAGGGAGTCGGGCTTCGGCTCGGCTCCCTGTTGCATTAGTGGGAGGGTTCATGGATATCTTCAAGAAGCTCAAGGAACTGGCTCGCAGGGGTGCTCGTAGAATCAACGCAGAGCCATCTAGGAGCCACGTAGAGCGCGCTATAGTCTCAAGGCGTGGCAATACAGCCACCCTGACCAGAGAGCCGCTCAGAGGGCGGGAAAAGGGGAAAAGCGAATGAGCGAGCAGCGCATCAGCCAGAGGCAGGTCACCATCGGCACAGCGGCAACCCCGCTTGGCGAGGGACTCGTCGGTTCTTCAACCTTCCACCTATACGCAGAGGCTGGTGGTAGCTCGACCATCTACGTCGGAGGCGCGAACGTGACCGTGAACAACGGCTACATCTTGCACAAGGGTTTGCCAATCACGATGCTCGTTCCTGAGCGGGTGCAGTTGTATGCTATCGCCACCAACCCTGGTGACAAAGTGAGCGTCCTACAAATCGGAGGCATCTAGATGTCCTACGCAACCCTCGCAGAGTTCAAGAGCGCCATCGGAATCGGCACTGCCGACACAACCGACGATACCGCGCTTCAGTCGGTGCTTGATGCAACCGACGCGCTGATTGACAACTACACCGACCGACCAGCGGGCTTTGGCACCGCGTCGCAGACGCGCTACTACACGGCGCAGGACTTCCAGTACGTCTTGACCGATGACCTTGTGAGCGTCTCCTCGCTGACCACCGATGACAACGGTGACGGCACCTACGAGACGACGTGGGTTGCGAACACCGACTACGTGTTTGCACCGGCGAACAATGCGCTGGACGGCTGGCCGTACACGAGCATCGAGGTGAGCGTCACATGGCCAAAGAACTTCCCGAAGAACGTCTATCGCGGCGTGAAGGTCATTGGCGTCTTTGGATGGCCCGCAGTGCCAAGCGCAGTCAAGCAGGCGGCAATCATCCAAGCAGGAGCAGTCTGGTCCTCGCGCACTTCGCCGTTCGGCGTGATTGGCTCACAGGACCTCGGCGGCATCTTGCGACAGGTCAGCGCGCTGCATCCAGAGTCGCGCATCTTGCTTGAGCAGTACCGCACGCGCGCAGGTCTGGCTCGGTGAGCTTCAACGACGCCACGATTCTCGCTGGGCTGGCCGCGCACCTCAGTGCGAAGTCGGCTCCAACTGGCTACACGCTTCGGACGGTTCACACCTTCCCGCCGGACAATCTGGCAGTGGTGCCAGCGTGCGTCCTCGTTCCAGGCGACGACACGGTGGCATACGGCGCGAGTAATCGTCAGGTCACGCTGACCATCAACGCGACTATCTACATTCAGCCACAGGCAGACCTCGGTCGCAAGTATGCCGACCTGATGGCGTGGCGCACATGGCTGCGCGACAGCCTCATTGACGGCGTGACGCTAGACGGCACAGACGCCGTGGCGCAGGCGAGCGTGGTCTCGACTGCTATCGGCACCGACACATGGGCAGACCAGGACTACCTCACCATCTCGGCAACGATTGAAGTGGCAAGCGTGGAGGCGATTGCGACGAGTGCCTAGCCTGAAGAAGCCAATCTCGTACCCAGTCATCAGCCACATTGACGTGCAGTACGTCGCTGGCTCTCTTCCACAAGGAGAGTTCGTCGGAGGATTGCCGCTCGATGGGTCTACAATCAGCGCACCCGCAGCACTCGCGCAAGCGTGGATTGCGGCAGGAATCGCCAAACCAGCAAGTGCCGCACCAGCGGCTGAAGACGACAAGGAGACCGAATAATGCCAGCCGCATCCGCAGGCAACGTCCTGTTCAGCAAACTCGTCGCCTTCAAGGAAGCGACGCCTGGAACGATTCCAACGCTTACCTCTGGCGGCCGCAAGCTGCTCGTCACGCCAACTGGCGTCATCTCCGATGGCGTCACGATTGAACTCGGCGCCGAGCGCTCCGTTGCACTCCGCAACCCGCTCATCGGCAGCACCGGCACCATCGTCTCCATTGAGCCAACCCTGAGCGCCACCGTTCCTGCGGTGAGCGTGGGGGAACTTCCAATCTGGCTCTCAATGACCCGAACGGATGCACCAGCGGGTACGGCTGCGCCATACGAGTGGGACTACGACTACTCGATGACGGCAGCAAACAACCCAACGTCCTACTCGCTCGTCGCAACCGATGGGCAGCAGCAGTACGTTGCGAACTATTGCCTCGCTGAGTCAATCACGATTGCAGCAGACCGCAGCGGACTCACGAACTTGAGCGCCAACCTCTTCGCGCAGAACATTGCGAAGAACAGCGCGACGCTTGCAGAAGGAACGCCGACTTCACCGTTCATGGCGGGACGCCTCTGGAACGCCTTCCAGCACGGCTCATCCTTCCCAGGCACGGCTGACGGAACGGCATACGAGTACCTGCTCGACTTCAGCCTTGACTTCAACGCAGGCATCACGCGCCAGTCGTACCTCGCAGGCACGACGACCTTCAGCACGCACAGCGAAAGCAACCCATTCAGCGGCACGCTGACGATGACGGTCTCCTCGACCGCTTCGGCAGTCAGCACCTGGTACGACGCCTACCGCGCAGCGACGCCGAAGGGCGTGCGCCTGTCGTGGAGCAACGGCACCTACAGCGCACACATCATGGCGATGATTGTGCCGACCGAAGTGCAGGAGATGGCTGGAGCTGAAGACGGACTGACCACGATGGCCGTCACCGGCACGCTGGTCTACGACACGGTGAGCGCAAAGAGCCTTCGCATTCTCGTGAATAGCGACTTGGCGGCGCTGCCGTAAGTTCAACCTAGTAGCAGAGAAGGAGGAGGCTAGATGAGCCAGAGCAAGCCACAGTTCCGCACCGTAGACATCGCGCTGTCCGCGCCGTTTGACGGCTGGATTGCGACCATGAAGGCAGAGGGCGTTCCTGCTCGCATCTTCATCGAGCTGCAAAGCGGCAGCGTAGAGCGAGCACTCAACGCACTTGAGCGACTTGTCGTAAAGCACAACTTCCTTGACGAGAACGGCGAGCCGGCGAAGCAGGTGCTAGATGCACCGATGGACGCGCTCTCTGACGCAATCACGAAGTGGAGCGATGCAGTAGCAGCACTCCCCCCTCGATAAGACTCGACGCCCAGCGGCTGGCGGCGGGTCGTTCACTGGTGCCGCACCCGCTCATCGCAGCGCATCTCATCGGCAAGGAGTTCCACATCCCACCGCATGAGGTTTTGGAGTGGGATGCAGAAGACTTCATCCGTACACTGACCCTGATGGGAGACCTTCAGCCGAAGGAGAATCATGGCCGCTAACGATTCGCTCGTCCTTCAAATCAAGACCGACAAGAACTTTGATGACCTCCGCATCGGGTTCTACCAAGCCAGCAATCCAAGCGGCTTCAAGCGCATGCAGTCCTTCGCTGCGCTGAACGCAGCGCGCACGATGCTCAAGCCGATGAAGCAGGCTGCGCCTCGCGGCGATACGACCGAGAACCCAGGCAAGTTGCAGAAGAACGTCAAGGCGCGTGGCGTGCGATTCAACAAGCCAGGCGCAGTGGTCGGAATCAAAGGTGGACGCTCTGGCGTCTTCTACGGCTGGTTTGTTGTGGCTGGTCGTGGAGCCGTGCGCCGAACTAACTCAGGCTCGGTTCCTGTTCGTCCAGTCGCTGCGCGCCCATTCGTGACGGATACGGTCAAGCGCCCAGGTACAATCGAGCGAGCAATGGAAGCCTTCTCTGCGACTACGGAGAAGTTCCTCAATGACGGCGCCTTCCGCGCCACCATCCTGAAGTTCAGGAGAGGGAATCAACGCTGATGGCTTTTGGCTCTGACCGCTCCGCTAACTTCGTCATCAAGGCTAAGGACGCCGCAACTGGACCGCTCGGCAAGGTCGGCGGCGCGATGGGCAAACTCAAGAGCGTCGCTGGCACCGCGTTCAAGGCCATTGGCGCAGCTGCGCTTGCAGCTGGTGCAGCACTAGCAGCCTTTGCCTTTGATGCAATCAAGGCGGCAGCGGAGGACGAGAAGGCCACGATTCGGCTCAATGCCGCGCTCAAGGCGCGTGGCTATGAGATGGACCAACTTACTCCGAAGATTGACGAGCAAATCAAGGCGATGGCTCGCCTCGGATTCACCGACGATGAGGTGCGCTCCGGGCTAGAAATTGGCAGCCGTTTCTTCAAGAATCAGGAGAACTTGCTGCGTGCCAATGCGGTCGCAGCCAACATTGCAGCGGCAACCGGCAAGGACTTGAGCAGCGTCATGATGGCGCTTGGACGTGGCGCCCAGGGCAGCACGCGCGGACTCGCTGCACTCGGCATTGAAGTCGAGAAGGGCGCAAAACTCAAGGACATTCTGCGTGCCGCTGATGAGAAGTATCTCGGCGTAGCCGAGGAGGTCGCCAACAGCACGAGCGGCAAGTTCGCTGCAGCCCAGATTCGCTTCAACGAAGCAATCGAGTCATTCGGCGCGAAGTTGCTGCCGATGGTCAACGAGGCGCTGGTGTTCATCACTGAAACCGCGCTGCCAGCCTTTGAGCAGTTGATGGCTGACCTCGGTCCAATCGTGAGCGACCTCGTTGACAATTACATCCGACCGCTCGTTGATTCAGTCGGTGAGTTGTTTGCAATCTTTGATAGCGGCGAAGGCTCAATCAACCTTCTGACGCTTGCGCTCACCCCGCTGAAGTTGGCACTTCAGGCAATCAAGGTGGTTGTGGACGCGATTGTCGCAGGGCTCAAAATCATTCAGAGCATTGGAGACTTTGGCAAGAATCTTCCAAAGGGCGGTCCAGGATACGTCACCTCATATGGAGCAACGCCAATGGCTGGTCCAGGACGCACCACCACACCTGGCTTCCAGAGTTCTTTTGGCATGGCTCCAGTGAGCCTGACCATTGGAACGCAGGCTCAGAGCCAGTTGTCCTACCGCTACGGACAGGGCGTCTCATCGTCAACAGGAACTAGAACAGGCGGTCGTTAAATGGCAACCGCTCCATTTCAACTGTGGATTGACGCACCTGCAGTAGATAAAGCAGTGCGCTCTGGCTCAACGATTACTGTGACAACCAGCGCAGCACATGGTCTCGTGACTGGCACATACGTTCAACTTGAAGGATTCACTGGTTCTGCTGGAACCTCAATGAATGGGGTCTATTCATTAACCGTCACGAGCGGCACAACCTTCACTGTTGCCGGAACAGGAACTGCGGGGACAGCCACATCTGGCTCGGCGGTTGTCTCAAGGGACCTTTTTTCCCCTGTAATAGATATCGCGAGTGCAGATAAGCCTAACGCCGCATATGTTCCGCTCGAGAGCATCACCATGAGCTCGTCTGGAGATGGCAATTCAAGCACGTTTGGATTTACCGTTGCTCAAGACCAAACTCCAGCAGCAGGTCCGTGGTGGCAAGGCTTGCCAGACCAGGCACGCGTTCGCTTGTATCTCAAATCCACTGGGAGCCTTCCTGCTGACACAGACTTGTATTTCATTGGTTTCCTCGCAAGTGTCAATGCACGATTAACTGATTCTGGACTAGGAAGCATCCTTGACGTTTCTGTCAACGACGTAAATGCACTGCTAGACAAGATTGTTGTTATCGGAAAGCCAATTGCTGAGGTCGGAATTAGAACTGGAGGTGCTGTTCGTTCTGGCTCAACGGTCACGGTAACAACGTCAACGGCTCATGGATATGGAGTTGGTCAGCAGGTACAAATAAAAGGAATAATTGGCGGCGGTGGAAATATGAATGGAACGTTCACTATTGCAACGGTTCCATCAACTAACACGTTTACCTACACAAGTGCCGGCACTGCAGGAACGGGAAATAACGCACTAACACCGTCCACCGCGGCCCTAAAGACTAATAGCAAGCAGATTGTTGTATTGACATTCTCATCAGCGCATAACTTGTCGTCGGGAGACCCAGTTATTCTGAGCGGCTTTACTGGCTCAACTCCAAACTTCACGTCGCTGCTTTATGGGTCTTTCTCTGGCTCCTCTATGACTGTTCGCTCGTCAACTGTCATCGAAATTACGATGGCAAGCGTCTTGGTCAATGCTCAGACTGTTGTGACGAAGGGAACAGTCAAGGGCGTTGCAAGGGCAATACCAACTGGCGGAACAGCAGCACAGCAAAACTTTACTGTGGCTGGAGGGGTATCAGAGGATGCTGCAGCAACCGCAGCTCTACGCACTGTTCACCAATATAAGGGTGATGACCCAGTGCTCCAGAGAATGTTCGATACGTCAACTGCATCTGAAATTAGCGGCGCTGGAAGCACTAGTGCAAACAATATTGGCGTCACGATTCCTTCTGGCTCTCTTCGGTCAATCCTAGACGGTCTCGTTGAGTGCTACGCGGGTCAAGATGGTGCAGTCAGGAGATACTGGATTGGGCTTGACCGAAAACTGTATTACAAAAAAGTAAACCCAGACAGCGCTCCAAGCAAACCTGATGCGCCATACAAGATAATTACCAGCGGTACAGCAAATCCAGATACAACTAGCGCTGCTGCAACAATCTATCCATACAGACTTGAGGTCGCATACGACCACAATACGACTAAGAGCGCGCTATTCAATATTAGTGCTGACTCTGGAATCGGCGCATCAAAGGTTGCAACCTATCTTGATGCTGGGTATACAGAGCGACGAGGAGCCCCAATCCTAGATGGCGTTGTTGATTACCCAACATCAACTCGTGACGCAACCGGCGCCATCCAGAGGGCAGCAAAGGCATATTTCCTCGAGCAGAGCGTGCAGTTGCAAACAATTACATTTACGCTTCGTGGTGCTGGGAAAGCAGCTCATAACCAATACGGCTTCTCTGCTGGATATTATGAGACCCCAGGCTCATCATTCTCACTTCAGCCGAGATGGGCACCTGGTCAATGGGTTAACGTGTCATGCGCTGCGCTCAATCTGAGCGGAAACTTCAGGGTTGAGCAAGTAGAATGGCGCCTCAGTCCAGGCTCATATCTTCAAGAGATTACGATTACCGCAAACAGGCGGAATCCAACGAGCCTTGTTGACATTGTGAAGAGGAAAAAATAATGGCAACGATTGGCTCAGACGGCGGCTTTCAGGCGGACAATCGAGGCGGTGTTATTGACGGCCTCGGTAATTCTATTATTAGTTCTGATACGGCATATAACGCTTCGCCATTGGGAATCGCGCCCTTAACTCAGGCTCTATACGGCATTGCCAATGCGAACTTCAATCTCACCCCTCCAGACCCATCACTGCCGATTGTTGCTAACTCAAATGACTTGCCGTACTGGACAATTGAAAATCTGAGCGACGACCAAATCACCGCAACGACTGTATTTGATGACACAACTCAGACGTGGGCAGTAAAAATCAACCCTGGAACTGCCGCAACAAGTTCAACATTGAGCCTGAAAACGCGCTCATATCTGTTGAACGACGATAATCTTGGGCTTCAGCAGAAGGCCTATGCCGTATTGAGCAAGTTTGGCACAGCTGCGGTCTCAACTCAATGGAATCTGAAGCTCTCCGCAACATATTACTCGTCAAACGATACGGCTCTTGGGACGACATTCATTGGAACCGTATTTGATACTGGAACCTGGAGCGCAATCTACGGAGCGACATATAGCGGAACTGCAGTTAGTGCATCAGCGCGTTATGTGGACCTTGAGTTCCTGTTCTCGACTACAGCAGCAGTGACTGCTACCTGCGGCGTTCTTATCAAGAGCGTTTTGCTAGTGACGACAGTCACAGCGCCTGCGGTGCAGCAACGAGTTGACACATTTACCAGTAGCGGGACTTGGACTGTTCCGGCTGGTGTCACAAAGGTTGATGTGCTTGCAATGGGCGGAGGCGGAGGCGGAGCGAGTGGGGCGCAATACAAGGGAACATCTGCAACCTATACGACCAGAGGCGGTGGCGGTGGAGGTGGCGCTGCTTATGTCTGGGCAAAGGGAGTTGATGTTTCTGGCTCTGCAAGTATCACGATTGGCGTTGGCGCTGGTGGCTCTGGAGGAACAAGCGTCTCTAACAGCAACGGCGTCAATGGGTCTGACGGTGGCGCTTCAAGTTTCGGCACACTCGTAGTTGCCTACGGCGGTTCTGGTGGCGTAGCTGGAAGTTCATCGACTGGAGGCTCGAACACAGGTGGAGGCGGAACTGGCGGCATCGGCGGCTCAGCAGTTGGAGGATTCCCTACGGATAGTTTCCCCGGTAAGAGCGGAGGAAACTCTGCCGTTTATAACGGTAACGGAACTCTTATTACAACTGCAACAAATGGAACAGACTCAACGCTCATTGGCTTTAGCAACATTCCATTCTTCGGAGCATTGAATCCAGCAGCTGGTAGCAATGGAGGAACTGCGAACAACAACACCGGAACGGCTGGGACTGGTGGCGTTGCTGGGATTAGCGGAGGAGGCGGAGCGGGTGGAATGGTCTCTACTTCATACACTGGCGCAGCAATCGCAGCCAGCAACGGCGGGGCAGGCGGTGGTGGTGGTGGTGGCGCTGGCGGTAGGGCAACCAGCCAGAACATCACTGCAGGTTCTGGCGGAACCGCTGGAGCCAACTCTGGTGCGGGTGGTGGTGGCGGCGGGGCCTCCGCTGGGCAAACTGGTGGTACGACGAGAAGCGGCGCTGGCGGCGATGGCGGAAGCGGATGCTTCGTCTGCATTGTCTATGTCGCATAGGAGGTTCTGATGCGTTATGCCTTTTTAAGCGAGCAGTCAGTCGTAGTTCAGGTCATTGTTGGTGAACTCTCTGAGCAACAGCAGCAGCAAATCCTGAATGACTACTTTGTGCTTTTCGGGGCCGTGGTCATTGTTCCAATTCCAGACGGTGTTCCACTATGGATTGGCGGCGTGTATGATTCCGAGCAAGGGTTCTTGCCACCAATCCAGCCAGAACCAGAGCCAGCACCAGAGCCTCAGCCAGAGCCTCTGCCTGAGCCGCAGCCGGAGCCTGAAATCTAATGCCAGCACGAGCAATCAGCAAAGCCGAGGCAGACGAAATCCTTGAGAAACTCAAGGAGATTCAGAAGGATGTCAACGTCATCAAACTCGAGTTGGCTGAGACTCGTGGCGCCTTCAGGCTTGCCAAGTTCATCATCGCGCTACTAGGAGTCTCTGGTCTCGGCGGCTTGCTCGCCTGGCTGCAAGGGCAGCGATGAGCCTCATCGTCCGCTCGCAGCTCGGACTCGCTGAGCGCCTCGGCGTGAAGGCAATGGATGACTGCGGACCTGCAAGCCTCGCCACCTGCGCGACCTTCCTCGGACTTCCGACCACCACGAAGCAGGCACACAAGGCGTGTGCTGATGCTGGTCGAGTAGACACGCCGACCGGCGCAGAGGGTACGAGCGCCGTCCAGTTGGCAAAGGCAGGCAAGATTCTCGGCTTGCATTCCCGCGTCGCGTACGACTGGAGCGAGGTCAGCAATCAGCTCAAGAACGGCGCTGCACTGATTCTCAACATCCAAGCCAGCCAGAAGGTCGTGCCTGAGCATCTGCGCTCCAAGTGGCAGCGCGACTATTGGAAGAAGCAGCCGCTTGCCACCTACGGCCACTACATCGTGCTCGTCTGGGAGAACGACGGCTGGGTCTATGCTTGTCCGACGATGCAGGAAGGCAAGCCAGGACGCTCTGCCACGGCTGCTGAAGTCAAGACCCTCCGAGACTCGAAGGGCGAGGCTGGGTTCCCAACCCCGCCTGCAATGATTCTGATTCACAGAAAGTAGGAGCAAGATGGACCCAATCATCAACGACCTTCTGAACGCACTCATCGTCGGACTCGTGCCGGTCGTCATCGGCGCGCTCGGCTACCTCGCCAACGAGGTCATCAAGTTGATTCAGGCGAACGTGAGCCGCGAGCAATACGCCATGCTGGAGAAGATTGCCGCCGCAACCGTGGCGAGCATCAACCAGACCCTAGCGAGCAAGGCTGGCGAAGAGAAGAAGCAGGCTGCGCTGGCGCTCGTCCGAAGCGAGTGCGCCAAGCGTGGCATCAAACTAGACGAAGAGGCCATCGGCAACGCCGTAGAAGCCGCCGTCTATCGCGCCAAATTAGGGGCTTGACAAGAGACTGAGACAACTTCACTCTGGCTGCGTGGTGTGCAGCTGCGCCACTTAGGGGGAGGATTATGGAGAAAGTCAGAAGGGGTCCGCGCTGCGCGATGTTCGCGCCTCCGCTACCAGCGGAGGACCTAGAGCAACTTCGTGCTGCTCTGAAGGCGCCTGAGGTCGCAACCTCGTCAATCTGGCGATGGCTCGACAAGAAGCAGGTTGATGTAGGCATTGAGACCGTGAAGCGGCACCGCAGAGGCGAGTGCTATTGCAGGAGGGAATCATGAACGACTTCAAGGAGTTCAACGAGCAGGACGAACTGACCGAACTCAAGGCGGCGCACAATCGGGCGCTGCGAACACTCGCCAAGAAGGACCGACAGACGCAGGAACTGGTCGAGGCGGTCTATCGGGCTGCGAAGGATGCGGCGGTCGGGATGAAGATTCCAGCCGTGCCAGCACCGAAGCCGGACAAGCGCAAGGGCAAGCGCGAGGTTGCAGTGGTGCAACTGAGCGACTGGCAGTTGGGCAAGAAGAGCGCTGACTACGACATTGACGTGGCGCAGAAGCGCATCGAGTTGCTGGCCCAGAAGGTCAAGCGGGTTGTGGAAATTCAGCGGCTGGACCACCCTGTGGACACGGTGAAGATTCTGCTCACTGGCGACCTCGTGGAGTCAGACGGCAACATCTTCCCTGGGCAAGCCTACGAGGTTGAGGCTGGCGGTCTGTACGTCCAAATCTTCAAGGGAGCGGAGATGCTCGCGCAATTCGTGCGAGCGATGGCCGCACTCTTCCCGCAGGTCGAGGTGTACGGCGCCATCGGCAACCACGGCAGACTCGGACGCTTCTCAGACCACTCTCCAGAGAGCAACAGCGACGCGATTCTCTACAACATCGCGCGGCAGCTCGTGGCGAGCGAGAAGCGCGTGCAGTGGAAGGAGAGCATGACCCTCGGTGGTCGGCACTGGTACGACACGCTTCAACTGCCAGGCGGCAAGGTCGGCATGATTGTCCACGGCGACCAGTTCCGAGGTGGGCTTGGCATGCCGTGGTACGGCGTGGCAAAGAAGGCGAGCGGCTGGCGCTTGAGCGTCGCGCCGTTTGACTATCTCTGGTTTGGACACTGGCACCAGCCAGCGCGCCTCGTCTTGGCTGACGGGAAAATCACGACGTGGTGCAGTCCATCGCTTGAGTCGAGCAACCGCTTCGCTCAGGAGGTCGTCGGCGCGTCCGGCGAGCCAGGGCAGTGGCTTCAGTTCTTTGATGCTCAAGGCGAAGTCTCAGCGGAGTACCTCGTCAGGCTCCGCTAGTGCCGTTCCTGTCGGGGCCTCCTGCTCCAACGCCAGACAAATACGGCACCTGCACCCCTTGCGGGGAGCGGCGTCGGGTCTGGAAGTTTGCCGAGCAGGAGGTCTCCCTGACAGCCGATTATTCAGCGGTCCTGTCCTATGCTATCTGCGGCTTCTGCATCGAGGTCGTGCTGGAGCTGCTGGAGGACGAGGACGATGACTACGCTGGCCCTGCCAGCGACCCCCCTGGCTGACCTCCTCCAGCCAGGGGGACTACCCTCCCAAAATAGCCGCTTGACAAGCCGTGACGTCACGCCTTACCATCGTGACATCGGGAGGAACCCAGCCAGACGGCAGGGCCGATAAGAGGAGGAAACGATGACAAAGGCAGAACTCAAGAAGCTACAGGTCTCATGCTCCAAGTGCGGAAACCGAGAGAAGGTCACCGCGATGCGCTCGTGCCACCAAGAGTGCTTCTCGTTCTATTGCGAGAAGTGCTTCGCGCACGACTACACCTCCACCGGTGTCGCTGGCGTACCAGCCCTCGACATCCTCGCAGTGGAGATGCGCTGATGAGCCAGACGCACGGCTGGGTCAATCGCAGCGAGCGCAAGGGTCACGCCACCTTCGTGGTGGGCGACCCTAACTCGACCGAACTCCCATCGCTCATCTTTGAGTTGGGCGTTCGTCCGAAGAAAGAGCCGCGCCCATCGCAGTTGCCAGTGATTGCAACGTGGGCTGAGATTGCGGCGTCATACCAAGTGAAGGAGGAAGCAAAGTGAAGGCAATGATTCTGGACTCACTCGCAGTCGCAACGTTCATCGCAGGCATGGTGCTGATGCTGGCACTGGGGAGCATGTCATGAAACTCGACTACAGCAACTCACCGAAGACGTACACGCGCATCGCAATCAAGAGCGACCGCATTGCTGAAGAGCAGCGGCGCGCACAAGGCTGGATGGACATTGCAGTCGGACTCTGGGGCTTTGCGTTCCTAGTGTTCCTGCTGGCGTGGCTCGGCTGATGCCTGTCTACGAGTACCGCTGCGGAGACTGCGGACACCGAGAAGAACACACGCACTCGATTCAGAACGTCTACAACCCGCGCTGCGAGAAGTGCGGCCGCTGGATGCGGATGGTCTACACGCCGGCGGCGGTGGTTTACAAGGGCGAAGGCTTCGCCAAGAAGGACAGAGCAAAGAAGGAGGGCAAGTGAGCAAGCAGTACGAGTTCGTCAAGGCAGAGCAGCGCAGTCCTGAGTGGTTCGCACTTCGGGCTGACGGCATCACGGCGACCGACGTCTCGGTCATCGCGGGGCTGAATCCATACAAGACGCCGTACCAACTCTGGGCTGAGAAGTTGGGGAAGTACACGCCAGACCCAGTAGGTCCAGCCGCCGTTCGCGGAATCCTGCTGGAGAACGCAGTGGCTGAGTTCTACGAGATGGAGACTGGCCGCGAGCTGCGTCGCAGCAACGGCATTGTCCGGCTCAAGGAGATGCCGTGGGCGATGGCGTCACTCGACCGCACCATCGTTGGCGAGGACGGCTTGGTGGAAATCAAGACCAGTACCTCACCGCGCTGGAGTCTGCACCCTGTGCCGCCAGAGGTGGTCGCGCAGGTGCAGTGGCAGATGTTCGTGACTGGCGCACCGTGGTGCGACATCGCGGTCCTGCTCGGTGGTCTCATCTTCCGCATCGAGCGGGTTGAGGCTGACGTGAACTATCAGACGCAGCTCTACGCGAAGGCAGTGGAGTTCCGCAACGCACTTGCAACCCAGACGCCGCCAACCTTGCAGGGCGAGGACAGCGACGCGCTGGCGCAGGTCGTGCCGCAGACCAGCGAAGAGTACGCGCAGGCTGACACCTCGCTGGACCGGCTCGCGGCGCTCTACGCTGAGAAGCAGTACGAGTCGCGGTTGCTTGACCAAGAACTTCAGAACCTCGCCATTGGTCTCAAGGAGTCCATCGGCGAGAAGGTCGGCATCGTTGGTCAAGGGTGGTCAGCCACCTGGAAGCAGAACAAGGCAACGGTCAAGACGGACTGGGAGAAAGTTGCAGAGACTCTGCACGCAGTCGCGCCAGAGACCTACGCCGAAGCGGTCAAGCGCCTCACCCAAGAGAAAGCAGGCGCACGAGTCTTTAGGTTTAGAACAGAGGAGGGACTATGAGCAAGGCCCTCACCTGCACCGAGTGCGGTGGACCTGTCAGGAAGGAGAAGGAGGGGCAGGTCCTATGCGGCATCCATCGCGCGCAGCGACGCGACAGGAGGGAATACCTTGCAGCCTATTCTCGCCGCAGGGTTAGCAGCGGTGAGGACAGGGCGAGGCGGTATTCAATCAGCATCGAGCGCGTGCAAGAGATTCTTGCAGCTGGATGCTATTACCCAGGAGAGGGACACGGAGGACCTCTGGAGATTGACCACAATCACCAGTGCTGTCCAGTCAAGTTGCGCTCTTGCGGGAAGTGCGTCAGGGGCGCGCTTTGCAGGAATCACAACCGCTGGCTCGGCGTAGTGGAAAAGCACAGAGACTTCATCGCATGGGCGTTGGAGTTCAGCGCGGCGACATCGCCGCAGATGGGAGCAACAAAGTGAGCAAGGACATCGCAGCAGCACTACTCGCTCCGTTCGAGGAGAAGGACTTGAAGCATCGCCCAGGGCGTGCCGGCATGACGTTCACTTACGCAGATGCGCGAGCAGTCGCGCAGCGGCTAGATGACGTCCTCGGCATTGAGTGCTGGCAGTTTGAGGTGAAGGTCGCGGACGGCGCACGCAACGTCGTGCATGGTTCGCTGGCAGTGGTCATCGGTGGGAAGACAACCATCCGACAGGACTTCGGCTACCCGAACTCGGCACAGGATGACGAGCCGCTGAAGTCAGCGGCCAGTGATGCGCTCCGCAGGTGCGCCGCGCAGCTAGGAGTGGGCAGGAGCCTCTATTCACCAGAGAAGGGTGTCCCAGTACCACTTGGGAGGGTTCCGCGCCTCTCCGTGGCTCCTACACCCCTCTCCGTTGATTCTACGGAGGGGTCTGGAGCAGCAACGGATGACGCCATCCTCGCAGCGAAGGCTGCAATGCTCTTTGCCGAGAACGTCGGCGGGGAGACATGCAGCCACGGTGAACTCTGGACGCTGAAGCCAGGCGGCGTGAGCAAGGGGACCGGCAAGCCCTACAACCCCTTCTGGGCTGCGTCTCACAAGACGCCTGACGGCGGCTGGTGCAAGGACAAGCCGAGCCGCGAGTTTGTGGCGAAGCAGGCTCCTGCAGCACCGAAGTTGGTGCCAGAGGAGAGCCTCGAAGAGTTGCCGTTCTGATGGGACGCCGAAGACAACTTCTACGGACGCCACAGGCTGCTAGAAACGAAGTAGTGCGGGCGAAGGAGACCCCAGAGGAGAAAGCACTCAGGAATCTCCGCAGTCGGTTGAATCACTACAAAATCTCCGTGTACGAGGCCGAGGAAATGCTGCGTCGGCAATCTGGCGGTTGTGCAATCTGCGGTCGCGAGATTCGGCTCTCGGAGCCTTATCAGGCAAACATCGACCACAGCCACACGAGCGGCAAAGTTCGCGGAATCTTATGCGCGTTCTGCAACAAGGGTCTTAAGTATTACAAGCACCTGCGACGGCTGGATTCTGTCGTTCAGGCTTATCTAGGACAGGAGGAGGACTGAAATGAATCTTTGGATTAAGTGGTCAGCACAGGCGCACAAGGATGCGGTCATCAGCAGCTTGACCGACACGCAGTTCCGCGCGTTCATCACCATCCTTGAGGTGGCGAAGGAGATGCGGAAAGGTGGCGAGTTCCGCGACCGGGCGCACCTTGCAACGGTCATCGGGCCACGCCTCGGAAGGGCAGTGCCTCGACTGATTGCCGAGGGCTTGCTAGAGGTGTCTCAGAGCGGTCTCGTGACCGTCTCGAACTGGTCTCGATGGCAAGTCGACCCGACGTCGGCTCAGCGACAGCAACGCGCTCGCGCTCAAAAAGAGCCTATGTCACGGTTCGGTCACGCACTAGAGAAGAGAAGAGAAGAGAAGATAAGAGAAGAGCAGACTCTTACTAAAGCGCGAGGCGTGTTGTCAGTTGGCGAGATTATTGCGAGAGGAGCCAAAGCATGATGAGAAACGGAGCGGCTCCGCACATTGACTTTGCCGACCTTGAGGGAGTCATTCCAGATAAGCCGAAGGTGATGCCAAGCAACGTGGACTTTATCTTTGAGAGGAGAGGGAGGTTTCTCTTTGGCGAGTTCAAGAAGCCGGAGGAGCAAATCTCTGGAGGGCAGAAGATTCTCTTGGAGGCATTGAGCAAGAAGTCTGGCTTCAAGGTGTTCGTTGCCACAGGCTGGAACGAAGGCACGCATCTCGTCATCGAGCAGCTCACCGTCATCCGCAACGGCACATGGATGACTGAGCCGTGCGACCTTGAGGGCTTCAAGCAACGCATCCGAGACTGGTATGCAGCAGTGGAGGCAGCATGAGAAGCATCGCGCTACTAGGGCCGCAGGGCAGTGGCAAGTCCACCATCGCCTCGCTCTTTGAGGAGCATCGTGGCTACCAGCGGCATGGCATTGCCGACGCCATCAAGCATGTGGCGAACCTCGCCTATCCGAGCCTCAGCAAGGAGGAGCGGTTCCCAGTGAGCCGCATTGGTGGAGATGAGATGGTCACCGGCAGGGAGTTGCTTCAGGAGATTGGCGCTGGACTCCGAAAGGTGGACACTAAGTTCTGGCTCAGAGTATGGGAGCAGGACTACGCCGAGATTCGGCGCCACGACTACGGCGTCGTGGTCGAGGACGTGCGCCTGGACGCTGAGGTGGCGTATCTGAAGCTCGTGGAGCCGACCATCTTCGTGGTTCGCCTGACTGCCTCGGCAGAGGTCAGGGCAGCTCGTCGCGGCGGCGAACTGGTCGGGGCTGACGACATCACCGAGAGGGGCTGGACAGATGCCTATGCAGACCTCACACTTGACACCAGCAACCTGTCGCCTGAGGACGCCTACCGCGTCATCACCGACGCAATGCAGGAGGAGTGATGTTCAAGGAGTTGGAGATTCTCGCAGCGCAGGCTGGCTTCCGATTCGCGGAGGCCATCAAGGTTGGCGAGGAGTGGCACGTCATACTCGATGACGAGGACGGCGAGATGTCCTACAAGGGCGCGACCGTTCAGGAGGCGGTCGAGAAGGCAACCGAGAACCTCGTCCGAATCCTGAACAGGCACGACCGATGAACGGTTGGGATTCCATCGGCGTGCTGATTGCGTCGCTCAACCTCATGCTCGCCTTCCTCATCGCGGCTAGTCTGCCGAAGGTGAGCAAGGCAGGAGGCGGCGCAGCCGCTACCATCTACCTGATGGTGGCACTTGCCACCGTGGTCTGGATTGCAAGGAGCACGATGTGGCAGCAGTAAAAACGCAGCGAGGTGGACCGAGCAAGGCACCGGTCTTTGCCGCGACCAAGTGCGCCGCATGCGATGGCGACCTCAACACGCTGAAGGAGGCGTGGCGAGTCAAGGTCATCACCTTTGTGGCGAACAAGCGCAACAGCCGATTCGCTTGGTATCACAGGAGCTGCGTCAAGTGAGCCGAATCGAGCGAGCCGCACCATTCCTTGACGACAAGGTTGTCGCCATTCAGGAAGGCGCTGACGCATGGTGCGAAGAGCCTGGAGTCACTGGCCGCGCGTGGTGCATCTTGAGCCAGCGATTCGCTGACGCCATTGCGCCAGACGGATGGTTCTTTCTGTACGAAGGCATCGGCAATCGCAAGACGAACCTTGACCTCATCAAGCACGGCATTATGGAAGTTCAGGAGAGCCGATTCACGCTGAGCGACGGCGGTTGGGCAGTATTGGCTAGACTTCGCTGATGGGACACTTCAAGGACGAAGCCATCAAGAAGCAGATTGACCCTGCCAAGAGTCGGCGTGGCAAGAACGCACGCAATCGAGGCAATGCCTTTGAGCGCGAGGTCGCTGACCGGCTCAACGGCAAGCGCATTGGCTGGGCTGGTGGCCCGACTGATGTGGCGACTGGTATCTACGACGTTCAGTGCAAGGTAGGCGGCTCATACCCTGAGCGCATTGACGGCTGGCTCCGAAAGGTTCCGTTCCGCTACGAGAAGCTGCGTGCGGTGGTCTTGGGAGATTCGCCAGGCGCTGGGACAAAGCGCCGCGCACTGATTGTGTTTGACTTGGAGGAGTTCGTGGACTTCTTCGGCACCACTGAGACTGAGGAGGCTCTGTGATTGTCGGACTCATTGCGATGGTGGTCATCATCGCGGTGGTCTGGTATCTCGCGGAGACGAGCGAATAGTCGCATTCCTGCTCGCGGTCTTGCTCGCCATCCATCCAAGCGTCGGAGTAAGAACCGAGCATGGGATTCCGCAGCGCGGCATTGCGTCGTGGTACAACGCGACCTATCACCCGAAGGGCAAGCAGTCCACTTGGTACACCCGCGCAGGCGTCAAGTTCTACGCCGCAGTCGGCAGCTACAAGTGGGGCGATGACCCATACGCCATCAAGGTCTGCCGCGCTGACGAGCGCAGCCGATGCGTCATCGTGCTGGTCGTAGACCACTGCGCTAGATGCAAGGCTGACCTGAAGAAGCCGTGGACGGCGCGCAGTCGGAGCATTGACCTATCTCCGTGGGCGTTCTCTGCGCTGAGAGGCTTGCATCTTGGAGTCGTTGAGGTCATAATCGAGGAGATAGTTCCAGGCAGATAGAAGGAGGACGGATGACCACAGTTCGCTCAATCACCGGCGCATGGCTTCGCATCGTTGCCAAGAACGCCTTCCCCACCAAGACACCGCGAGGCCGCGTTGAGGCGCTGGCTGACGCGTTGGAGATTAGTCGACGAAGCTGCTACGCCTACGTCGCCGAGGAGCGGCGAGTGCCAGAGGAAGTTGAGCAACGCTTCATCTCGCTCTTTGGTCCAGTCGCTGACGATGGCTGGCGGCTCATTGAGATGCAGCGACCACATCGCAAGAAGGAACACAAGAAACTGACGCAACGCACAATCAAGCGGCTCGGCGGTCAGACCAAAGAACATGTCGAGTTCAACCGCTCTGGATGGCGCGGCTCCGCCATGCACAACGCCTCGGTGCTATCGCAGGAGACGCTTGGACACGCGCTGCGCTGGGAGCAGAACAACATCACCATTGGGCAGTGCGTCATGGTCGAGGAGAATCTTGACGAGGAGGAGGCACGCAAGAAGTACCCAAACAACTTTGACTCACTCGCGGTTGACCAAGACTGGCTCGCCATCTGCCAACTCTGCGGATTGGTCGGCGGCGTGGATGACCGCATGAAGGAAGTCAATGGCATGGTCTTCCGCGTCTCATGCGGCACCTACACTTACAAGGTCTCGTGATTACGCTCGCAGACTTTGACGCCGAGTTCTCCAAGCATCTTGAGAACACGCGCCGCTGGTATCCGTTCCGCGCCATCGTTGCTGACCTGATTGCGCGTGGCCGTCCTGTAAACATCGTTGAGACAGGATGCGCTCGCCAGATAGACAACTGGGCAGGAGATGGACAAAGCACGCTGGTCTGGGACTGGCTGCTCAACAAGGTGGGCGGCACCGGCTTGAGCATGGACGTCAACGACTCCAGTTGCCGAGCCGCAGCTGCACAGGTTCAGCACTTCAAGGTGGCATGCGTGGACTCGGTGGTCGGGCTTCGCACGATGGTCAAGCCAGAGACGATTGACTTCCTGTATCTAGACTCGTTTGACCTGACGGAGACCATTGACTCGCCAACCCATCACCTTGCCGAACTCGCGTCGGTCTACGCTCGCCTACCTTCAGGGTGCCTGATTGCTGTGGATGACTGCGTGACCGAGCAGCACGGCAAGCACCGCTTCGTGCGTGATTGGCTTGCCAAGATGGGCGTTCAGCCTATTGTGCGAGGCTACGTCACAGTCTGGGTCAAGCCTTGACACGCTAGACTTCCCGACGCGCCACCTCTGGGTGGCTCCCGCCTGCCGGTGGAGTCCTCCCATCGGCAGGCCTACTTACCGCTGAGGACTGGAGGACGGATGGCAAAGCCAGACAAGTGGACGCTTCTGGAGGACTGGCTCATCGAGTCGCAGTCTGCTCTTGGCGTTGCCGACTGGAAGTTGAACGTCGTGAAGGATGCTTCCGACGTAGATGCCTGGGCAGACATTGACCCGCACAGCCAGAACCAGACGGCTGACCTTCGCGTGGCTCATGACTTCTGGAGGCAGGAGCCAGAAAAGCAGCGCCTCATCCTGACCCACGAACTCCTGCACCTCGTGACGTGCCGCACCGACCGCGTGGTGGAGAATCTTGAAGAGGCACTCGGCAAGGTCGCATGGGCCGTCTATGAGCCGCAATACACCGACGCAACTGAGCGCATGACTGAACACCTTGCTGGAATCATCGCGCCACTGCTCAGCCTTCCTGAGTTCCCGAAGGCGTGACCTTTCAGCGTCCGTGCCTTGACTGCGGCACGCTCACGATGGTGGGCAACCGATGCCAGCAGCATCGAGCTGCGGCGCAGGCGCGATGGAAGGAAGGCAGACCAAACCCATACCTTGACCCCGCCTGGAAGAAACTCAGCAGCCAGATTCGCAGCAAGCGTCCGTGGTGCGAGGTATGCGGCAAGACCACTGACCTGACCGTGGACCACCTTGACCCGCTGAGCAAGGGCGGTCCGCTACTAGCGCCAGAGCATCGGCTTCGGGTACTATGCAGAGGTTGCCACGGTCGCCTGACCGCGCACAAGTAGGAGCAGAGGAGAGGACATGAGCCGCATTGCTTGGTATTCCAACGCTTGCCACATCCCTTCGGGCTACGGCATGCAGACCGCACAGGTCGTGCACCAGATGGTTGCCGACGGACATCAGGTTGCTATCAGCGCGAACCACGGCGCAGCCGTCGCAATGAACTGCACCTTCGGTCACCCCATCTTCCCTGAAGGCTTGATGCGCTACTCGATTGACGCTGCGCCAGACAACATGCGTGGCTGGATTGGAGAAGAGCCTGGCTTCGGCGTGGTGCTGTTTGACCTCTGGCCGCTCGTTGGCGTGCAGGGATTCAACGAGATGAACCTCGCATGCTGGACGCCGGTTGACCATGCACCAGCCCCACCGATGGTTGCCAAGTTCCTGAAGGATGGTGGTCATCACGCCATTGCCATGAGCCGCTTCGGTGAGCGGATGCTGCTTGAGGCTGATGTCGCACGCGAGAACATCACCTACATCCCGCATGGCATTGACCTGACCATCTTCAACGACAAGGGCAAGGCTGCTCGTGCCGCAATGGGAGTGCCAGAAGATGCGTTCCTCGTTGTGACCAATGCAGCAAATCGTGGCCGCATTCCAATCCGCAAGGCGTTCGGCGAGATGGCTGACGCAATGGCGAAGTTCATGCACGACCGACCAGACGTCCAGTGGATGATTCACACAGAGCCAAACGGACACAGCGAAGGCGTGAACCTTCCGCGCCTGATGGCGCACTTGGGCATTGACCCGCAGCGCGTTCGTTATCCACACCCAGCACACTTCCGCAACGGCATCCCGCAGGACGCCATCGCCGCGATGTATTCAGCCGCTGACGTGCAACTCCTGACCTCGATGGGCGAAGGCTTCGGCATCCCTGCGGTTGAGAGCCAAGCATGTGGCACGCCAATCATCGTCTCGGACTTCAGCGCGCAGGCTGAACTTGTTGGCGCTCACGGCGTGAAGGTTCCAGTTCAGCGAGTGTGGGACGAGTACCAAGCATCGTTCTTCGCCATCCCGAACGTGCCTGCCATTACCGCTGCGCTGCATCAAGTCTATGAAGAGACGAAGGCAGGGCGGGTAGACAGGGGGGCGGTTGCCGCCGAGATGTGGCGATACGACCAGACCAAGTTGTATGAGGCCTCATGGAAGCCGCTCATCAAGTTCATGACCGAGCGCAAGCGACCAGGCGCACCTGTTCAGGCCAACCGCGCGCAGCGCCGCGCATCCAAGAAAAAGTAGTTGCCTTCCCTGCACGTGGGGGCGGTCAAAAATCTATTCACACGCATACGGCCAGTAC